GTCTTACAGACTCTCACCGTGATTCTACACATGACCAAAAAACGAACTTCCCATGAAACGCCGAAGCCGCGGGGCGTCGCCTCTGGCATCCCTGTCTTCTGTCTCCACGATGAGATCGTTGATGCGGCCTCGCTGAAGCTGTGGAGCGAACAGCCTGGCCAAAAGAATCCTCAGGTGCATCCCGCCAAGCAGCTTGATCGCTACGAACTCGTGGTCGCTGGCGACGGCCGCAAGCCCGGCAACGGCTTCCGCCGCTGCGCCGTCGTCTCCACGCTCTCCGGCTGTGTCACCAAGGGCAACGGCCTCGTCATGATGGCGCGTCGCCGCGGCTGGCAGGTTCCCATCGAACGCCAGGCTTACGCAAACCGCGCCGAGGAAATCCGCGACGTGGCCGCAGACAACCGCATCGCCGAGATGGCCGAGCACGACGACGACGCCCTCAAGAAAATGCTCGGTGAACTCGACCCCGGCGAGATCCAGTTCGCCGCCGTCAGCGCCGAGGAATTCGAGCAGCTCCTCGCCGACGCCGGCATCCCCGAAGGCGAGTTCCCCATCACATCGAAGCTCAACGAATCCTACGACTACGTCCTGATTTTCACCACCAACGCCACCGAACATGCCTTCCTACAAAACCTCCTCGGCGTCCGCGTCGAACGCTCCTACAAGAAAACCGGCATCGGCATTGGCCGCGCGATCTCCCTTGCTCGCGCCGTCGAATCCCTCCGTGCGAATCGTCATTCCCTCGATGTCCAGAGCGGCGACGATGACCACGCACAACCTCATTCCCAGCGCCCTCGTGTGCGTCCCCCAAAGCCAGCGAGCCGAGTACGCGCGAGTCGTCGGAAGTGATCGCATCCTCGTTCATCCCGATGATGTGAAAGGCCTCACGCCCAAGCTGAATTGGATCCTCGACGTGTTCCACCGCCAGACCGGAACCGGCGACGCCCTCGTCTTCGTGGACGACGACATCACCGCCGTCCAACGCTGCTTCACCGACCGAGGAGAAGATTCCACCATCCGCGATCCACAGCTCATCGAAGCCATCATCACGAACACCGCGCGCCTCGCCCGCGACATGGGCGCATACTACTTCGGCTGGGAAGCCAGCAACGGCGCGCTCCGCTACTACACCGGCCTCCGCCCCTTCGCGCTCACCGGCTACATCAACGGCTGCGCGATGGGCTTCCTCCGCGGCCACGGCCTCCGCTTCGACGAGCGCATCGTCGCCAAGAACGACTTCGACATCGCCGCCGCGAACGCACACAAGCACCGCCTCTGCCTCAAAGACACGCGCTACACCTTCTGCCAAAAGGAAACCTTCACCGGAGCCGGTGGCCAGTCCGCATTCCGCACGCTCGCGACAGAGAAGCGCGACGTGGATTTGCTCCACAAAAAGTGGGGCGACATCTTCCGACTGGGCGGCCACAGCGGCACCCGCAAACGCGATTACGCTGGAGCCGTGAAGATCACCATGCACCTTCCGTTCTGAGATGAACGAAGACCTCGCCAGCGCCATCGCTTCATGGCTGCCATCCCTCGGCCTGCCGCCCGAGCCCGACGCCGACATCAAGGATCTCCGCGACCGCTTTGTCCCGCTCCCGCGCTTTCGCGACGAAGACACGTGCCGCTTCTTCTTCCCACGCCGCACGCTGCTATTTCATCAGCGCATGACGAAGGCCATCGCCGGCCGTCTCCGCAAACGCGGCGCACGAGTCGTCAATGTGGACCTCTCCCCGGAAAGCTACGCCCGCTGGTCTGAGAGCGAAGCAAAGCCCGACGCGCCAGAACGGCGCTTCCAATACGCCTCCAAGCCGCCCCTGTGTAGTTACGCCGGGCGGAAATAATCCGCGTAACTACTTCCGCTGTTCATTTTCCCCGCCTCATTCGAGGCGGCAAAAAGCGACATCCCCGCGTGAATCACCCGCGCCGGGGCACACCGCCAGCTATCCAGCATCGGCCCTGCCATCGCGGGCAAAAGTAACCGCACGATTGGATTCGCGCGACGTTAGCCAGTGCGGACGCTCAACTAATGCCGTCGAGGGGAAAGCCCTTCGATAGTTAGAAACAAACCAAACCGGGACGAGGCAACCCGCACAAAAACGGCCAATGAAACAATGCACAGCCAGATCGAAGAAATCACGTTCGGAGTCGAACTCGAAACCACCATCCCCGCCGCCGCACAGCTCCGCGTCGGCCACTATCACGCCGGGCTTCCGGTGAACGTCGCCCGGGCCGGAGAGCGCCTGCTGCCAGCGCCCACGTTCCTCGGCGTCGCATGGAAGTCGGAGCGCGACGGCAGCATCCGCGTCACCAAGCCCGGCCAAGTCGCCTGCGAATTCGTCTCGCCCATCCTGAAGGGCGAGGCCGGTGTGCGCCATCTCGTCGAGTTCGTCGAATGGCTCCGCGCGATCGGCGCGCAGGTGAACGCCTCGTGCGGGATGCACATTCACATCGGCGCATCGAGCGCCGCCGGCGGCGAGGAACTCACCGCCTACGTCGAGCGCCTCACGCGCCTCGTCGCCTTCAACAGCAAGGCGCTCTACGCGCAGACCGGCACGATCACCCGCGAGAAGGGTGTCTATTGCGCGCCCCTCGGCGACCAGACAAAGCGCGCCATCGCCCGCGTGAAGCGCACCAAGCGCCTCGGCGACGCCGGCATCGCTGGCCGCTATCACATCCTCAATCTCACCACGCTGAACACGCGCGGCACCGTGGAATTCCGATGCTTCGCCGGAACAGTGAACACGACGAAGGTGCTGCTGCACCTGTTCAGCGCACTCGCGCTCGCCATCATCGCGCGCAAGGCCAAGACGCCGGCGCAGTGGAGCAACGGCCCGCTCAGCGGCACGAAGGCCGTCACGAACTTCCTGAAGGTGCGCCCGATGGCCCGCATCGTCGGCTCGCCGTTCCTCGCCGACCGCTTCCCGCAGATGCTCGCCAAAGCCGTCGAACTCGCCGGCAAGTACGACACGCAGCAGGCCGCGCTCGACGTGATCCTGCTCACCCGCACCACGCGCAGCGCAGCCTAATCCCGGAGGACACGAACCATGTGCGTCGCCATCACCACGCCCAACCGGGCCTTCCGTCCCACGCTCGAGCAGCTCGGCCAGTGCGAGCGCGCCAACCGCCACGGCACCGGCCTCGCCTGGCTGAACGGTCGTCGCGTCGAGTACGTGAAGAATCTCCCCATCGCGGAGATTCACCGCCTGCTCGCCGACATCGCCGGTCCTGCCATCGTCCACTTCCGCATTGCCAGCGTCGGCGGCGTGGACCCGCAGCTCTGCCATCCATTCCCCATCACGCACCGTGCGGAGCTGAGACAGCAGGGCACCGCGCGCAGCGTCCTCTTCCACAACGGCACATGGGCCGAGCATCGCAGCGCCGCCGCGCACTACGGCCTCACGTTCCCGAAGCGCGAGCCGCTCAGTGATACTCGCATCGCCGCCTCACTCATCGCCCGCTTCGGCTTCGATTGGCTGAAGCGCGCCGACTACTGCCGCTGGGCATTGCTCGATCGCAAAGGCATCCGCCGCATCGGACACTGGCACGAAGTGGACGGCTGCCACTACTCCAACCTCGGCTGGCAGCCTCACACCTTCGGCGGCTCCTACGAATACTTGCAGCCGGGATTCTTCGACGAGGACGGCGACTCCGATCCGGAGGCTGCGTAAGCATCGGCCCTGCCAGCGTGACGGAAAGTGAGCGCACGATTGGAAGTGCGCGACGTCACGACTGGCGGTGGCGAAACTCTCACCGTCGAAGGAAAACCCTTCGGCACACAAACCAAACCGGGAACAGGCAACCCGCCCAAAGCGCCAATCCAAACCATGAACCCATTGACCCACATCCGCCGCCTCGCCATCGGCAAGGCCAACACCCTGCAACGCGCAGCGCGCCATCTCCCACAGCTCGCCCCGGCCTTCGCCGAGTGGAGCGGCGGCGAGATATACATCTGCCGCAAGACAGGCTCCTACCGCTACCGCTTCGGCGACGCCTCGAAGAGCATCACCCCGTGGGACGCCCTCGCGCGCGAACTGTTCGCCACGCCCGCCGCATTCGCATTCGCCGCGCTCGTGTTGGGGCCCGCGCCGCGCATCCCCGCGCCCAAGGTCGCCGCCAAGTCCGCGCCCGCGCAGCCAAACGCATCCGCAGTCTCTAACGGTGGCCGCGTGAACGTCATCCAACTCGCCCAAGCCGCCTGAGTCATGCGCACGCTCACCGTCTCCACACTCTACCGGCAGCCGGCCCGCGCACGCGGCCATGGCGGGAAATCCGCCGAGCCAACGCGGCGCGTCCCGCACATCCGGCTCTCCGGGCAATGGCTCGAGCGCCACGGCTTCACGCCCGGCGCGCGCGTCCACGTCGTCCAGAACGTCCAAGGCCAGCTCGTGATCACCGCCGCACTATGAGCACACCCGCCACACTCATCGGCCCCGCCGCCTCCGTCCTGGCAGCGGCGCGGGCCATCGCCGCGCGACGCAACCCGCTCGCGCTGCTGCTCGATGGAGATCCCGGCGTCGGCAAGACAGCCATCGCCGACACGCTCGCGCTGGAACTCACCGGTTCGAAGTTCGCCATCGGCCACGTCAACGGCCAGTCAGTCAGCGCCGACCTCGTCCGCGAATGGCGCGAGCGCAGCGCCTACGGCAACCTCTTCTCCCCGCGCACCTGCAAGCGCGTGGACGAACTCGACAAAGCCAGCAGCGCCGGCGTCGCCGAGCTGCTCACGCTCCTCGACTACATGCCCACCGGCTTCGCGATCATCGCGACGACCAATGACTTCGCCGGCCTGCGGTCCTCGTGGAAGGGCCGCTTGGAAACACGCTTCGTCCGCCTCCGCGTCGAGTCACCGTCCATCACGGAAGTCGCACCGTGGCTCTCCAGCCGCTTCCGCATCACGCAAGCGCAGGCACAAGCCATCGCACGCGGCGCAGTGCCCGACGGCCAGCTCGACGGCGTAAACGTCCGCGCCGCGCTCCTCGATGCCGACGCACTCGTCGCCATCCAATCCGCCGCATCACTCCCATCGGTCCCATCGGTCCCATCACCACGGAGGCCGCGCCCATGACCTTCTCCGAACTCACCACACCCGGAGGCCACCGCGTCGGCGAAGTCGCCAGCGCCATGCAAAAGTGCATCCGCCGCGGCCTCGCCGACGACGCGCTCTATTGGGCAACCGAACTCGACCTCGCAGGATTCGGCGAATACGTCTTCAAGCGCCTCGTCATCATCGCCAGCGAAGACGTGGGGCCCGCCGACCGCTACGCCTGCGTCATCGTCTCCACGTTGCGCGAGTCATGGCGCGACCAACGCAAGAAGAAGGACGAACGCCACGCCCCCGAGCGCCTGTTCCTCGTCCACGCCGTCCACTACCTCGCGCACGCACCCAAGTCCCGCATGGTGGATCACGCCCTCATCGTCCACTACGAAGGCCCGCGCGAACGCCGCGAGATTCCAGACTTCGCCCTCGATCTCCACACACAGCGCGGCAGAAGCCGCAAACGTGGCCACGCCCACTTCTGGCAGCACGGTGCAGCCATCCACCCCGCCGCCAATCTCGACGACCCCTACGCACAGCAGGCCCGCGAGATCCGCAGCGACAAACAGACAGCCCTCCCCGGATTCGAGCCGTAGCGATTGACGGCCCGCCAACGCCGTGGCCATCAAGCTCACAGACGAAGACCTCGCCAAGTTGCAGGACAAGCAGCTCGCCAACGTCCTGCGCAAATTGAACGACGGCAAGACGCTCACCGCCCGCGAGGAAGCCATCCTCGCCCGCGCCCGCACCGCCGGTCCCGCGAAACTTCCGCCCGGCACCTGGCAGGGCGTGCTCTTCGAGCCCGTCGCCACCGAAGGCCACGGAGGCTATGCAAAGAACTGGAGCGAACTCGCCGACGCGCTCAGCAAATCCGGCGTCCCCATCACGCGCCGCGCAATCCAGGAATGGCGTCACGACCCGCGCTACAAAGCCGACCTCCCGCCCGATCGCGCAGACGGCCGCAAAGATGTAGCCGCATGGCTCGCCTTCATGGTCAAGCACGGGCTGAAGCGCGCCGACGACCACGTGGCCAGTCACCAGTCACCAGTCACCAATCACAACTCCGAAGACCCCGCACACGCACCCGGCTTCATCATGCCCCCGCCCATCGGCGGATGTGCCGCCGACTGGAACAAGGCCGGCGCGATGATCGACTACGAGCGCAACAAGCTGAAGCTCGAAACGCAGCGCGGCACGCTCCTCGTCGCCAGCGAGCTGGAAGTCCCCCTCGGCGCGACGTTCGTCGTGCTCTCGCAGAAGCTCTCGC